CCGACAGCGAAGGCCTCAAGGCGAGCATCAAGAAGTTTGGCCTCATCAACCCTCTCACCATTGACCACCTTAACAACTTAGTTGCTGGCGAGCGTAGGTTGATTTGCTGTAAAGAACTTGGCATGACCACAGTACCCTGTGTACTGAGAGAGGAATTGGATGATGAAAGTAAAGCGGAAATTGAACTTGAGGAGAACCTCCACCGTGCTAACCTCACCGACGAGGAAACAGTTGACGCAATCAACAAGCTACACCAAATCAAACTCACCAAGTACGGAGGTGGGCAAGGCGCTGGCAAACACACAGGGGGAGCAGGGTGGAGCTTGCAGGATACCGCAGACTCAGTTGGAATTTCTCGAAGCCTCGCGGGGCTTTATATCCAAGTGGCAAAGGCAAAGGACAAATCACCTGCTGTTGCTGAGTCCCTCCGCAAAGACGGCGTTACAGCTGCTTACAAACAACTTAACTTCGAACGCACCAACGCAGTCACAGCGGTGCTTGTGCGAAGGAGAGTTGAGGCCTTACCAGCAAGCAGCGCTAATGGATTCGATCCTGATATGTACTACCAACTTGGAGACTCTGAGCAACTTCTGGATGCTATTCCCCCTTCATCGGTAGACCTAGTCTTTACCGACCCCCCTTATGGAGTAGGGGTGGATGTGATGAACTATTGGGGAGACTTCACAGGCAATATTAAGTACAATGATAGCAAGGAGTATGTAGATAAGCTAATGCAAGTGGTACTTCCTAAGTTGTATAAGGTGATGAAAGAAGATAGCTTCATCTTCTTTTGGCAACCTATCCAACTTTTGGAGAGGAACACGCGGCCAATAGAGTTTAGGGAAATGATGGAAGCAGCAGGTTTCTCTATTGCTAAGATTCCCTTCTTCTGGGTAAAGGACGTTCAGCCATACACACCTAACCCCGAGCAGTGGTTTGGTACTTCTGTTGAGTGTGGTATTTACGGGTACAAAGGTAAGCCACAACTTGCAATTCGTGGCGCTCGTAACTACATTCAGCATCAGCCTGTGCCTCTTGCTGAAAAGTTACACCCCCATGAAAAGCCTGTTGACCTTCAGTTGATGCTCATTGAACGGTTTGTAAGAAAAGGGGCTTTTGTCCTCGACCCCTTTGCAGGTACAGCGAATGTGGTGAGGGCTTGTCTTAAAGGCAAGTATCAACCACTGGCGTTTGAGATGGATGAGGACTACTATAATAAAGGGAAACTGAGGTTGATTAAGGAGAACAGCAAATGAAGCAAAGATTACTTGTAGAATTTACTTTTCCAGATAACTTTGGGAAGGTTAAAATTAAACCAGAGGATTTACAAGACTTTTTAATCAGCAAAACAGCAAGTGAGTTTTTGTCCTTAGAAGTAAAAAGTACAGGTCTTGCTGGTATAGTTTCTGAGATAAATGTAACTGAGGTTGATTAAGGAGAATAGTAAATGAGCAAAATGGACGAGTTGTTTCTAGAGTATGGAGAAGTTTGGGATGCTTTTGTTTCCTGGGCTAAAAATAACGGTTGCTGGTCTGATAGTGAAGAAGACTGGTCTCCTTGGTGGGAGTGTTATCTTGCTGGAAGAGAAAAGAAAACTGAATGAGCAACCAAATCCTCATCCTCAGTGAGGTTCCTTACCTCAAGCTCGCTTCCCTTTGCAAAGTTGCCATCGAGGACGACAACATCTCCGACTGGTGGCTCATCAAGAATGAGATGAGGGAGAGGATGAAGAAGGTACAGCTACCTCCTGCGAAGGAGTATGTTGCTCCTGCTCACACTGATTTCACAGATGAAAGCCTTATGCCCTTTGGTAAACACGCAGGAATTCCACTTGGGGAAGTCCCAAGGCATTACCTTCGTTGGCTCTCTGAGCAGTCTCTTTATCACTTCCCTGAATTGAAGGAATACTTAATTGCAAAGACAAGTTCCCAATAAGCAACCCCTTTACCTTGACCCAAGTAAACCTCGCATCGCTCTCGTTGGTGAGGCTCCTGGTGCAGATGAGGAAATGCAAGGTGAGCCTTTTGTTGGCTTTTCAGGACAACTACTTAACAAGGCAATCAGTAAGGTAGGCTTACTACGCAGCAGCTGCTTCATCGGCAATGTGCATCAGTATCGTCCGCCTAATAATAAGATAGAAGCGGTAAACAAAAGCAGTCCTGAGTGGCATCAAGGCATCCTCACCCTACGCGCTGAGCTTGCTGCTTTTGACCCTGACATCACAGTGGCTTTTGGAGAAACTGCCCTTAAAGTATTAACTGAAAGAACTGGAATCACTCGCTGGAGGGGGAGTATCACAGCCAACACTCTCCTTGGAAACGGTGTTGTACTCGCAACCTACCATCCCGCCTACGTCCTACGGCAGTATAAGTGGCTACCAATAATGGAGTTTGATTTAGGTAAGGCTACTCATATCGCCCCCACAGGAAAAACGTGGACTCCCCCCCCCAGAACCTTTGAAATCAACCCATCCTTTAATAGGATAATGGAGTACCTTCATGAAGCTGAGTCTGCTGCCTTTGTTAGCTATGACTTCGAAACCCTCCGTGGTAACGGCTTGCCTTTGTGCCTTGGGTTTGCTACTAGTGGAAATCATAGTTTGTGTATTCCTTTTGGTGATTGCTGGACGCTCACAGAAGAATGGGAAATCTGGAAAGCCATCGAACGACTCATGAAGTCACCAGTAAAGAAGGTAGCTCATAACAGCCTTTACGATAACGCTGTATTCGCTGTGTGGCCAAAGATATGGGTGAACAACCTGTACATGGACACTATGCTCGCCATCCATGCCTGTTACCCTGAACTCCCCAAGAAGCTTGCCTTTGCCACCAGCATCTTCACCGACGAGCCATACTACAAGCATGAACATAAAGAGGCGGAGGAAGAGGAGGATGAAAAGGGGTGGAGTATAAAAGCACCCAAGGATAAACTTTATGTTTACAACTGCAAGGACTGCTGTGTTACCTATGAGTTAGTTGACAAATTGTCAAGAGAACTTGATGAAACTAGTTCCCGCAGGGGGTATGAGATTGATATGCAGTCTTTACCTATTGCCCTTGATATGATGCTCAGCGGAGTTAAATTTGACTATGAGGCCGCGTCGCTAAGGTATGCTGAACTTGAGTATGAAGCTGAGTGCCTCAGCAAACTGATTGCTGCAAGGTTTGGCCGCGAGATAAATACCAAGTCACCTAAGCAAATGAAAGAGCTACTGTATGATGAGCTTAAACTCCCTCCTCAATTAAATCAAGGTAAAGTGAGCAGCAACGTAGACGCAATGTTAGCTCTCGCTGCTAAGTTCCCTGAGAAAATTGAACTTATGATGATGCTCAAGAACCGTCAACTGAGGACGAAGCAGAGTTTCTTCGACATTGATGTAGGAAAGGATGGTCGTGTACACGCAGGATACAACGTGGCAGGAACTGAAACAGGAAGATGGTCAAGCAGTAGTAGTATCTTGGGGGGAAGGAACTTAATGAACATACCGGAGGATTGTCGAGATGTCTACATTGCAGGTTAAGTACATCTTTATTGGAGGAGGAGAACAGTTTGATGGAAAAAGATTTGAAACAGATAGTGGACCTTACTGGAGGATGTATGAAAAACCAGAACCACTATCTTCTTTTCAAATTGCATCAGTTCCTACTATCAGTGATTTAACTAAAGTAAAACAATTCAAGAGAGAAATATTAGCTACAGAAAGGCAAAAGTTTATTTTCTATTATTATGACCAGCTTTCACTAGAACAAGCTATAACAATGCTATTTGATTGGTACTGTGCAAGATAAAGTATATGCTTTACAAACCTAACGACAGTAGCTGGACGATAAAGGATTTCTTGTTTTACATTCTTTTTGTCTTAGCTTACATTGGACTTCTATCTCTCTTTCACCTATGAGTAAAGTATTCGTTGGCTGGGACAAAGCCCAAGCAGAAGCTCGTGTTGTCGCTTACAAGTCATGGTTATGCACTGGCGACGACAGTTACAAGAAGCTCATCGAGAGCAAGCAAAAAATCCACGTCTGGTTTGCTCATCGCCTTGTCGACCATGGAGTATTCACCTGCCCCAAAGAGTGTATCAAAGGTGGGTTGAAGGATGGTGAGCAAGGAGCCACTGAATACTACATCTCAAAGGTAGGTGTTCATGCAAACAGCTATGACATGATGGAGAAGAAGTTTTGTCAGGTGATTGCGAAGGAAACTGACGGTGCTATCATCGTACAGCCAGAAAAGGCAAGGAAGATAAAGCAAGTTCTTTACTCCGAGATTCCTGCAATCCCTAAGTGGCATCGTGAGATTCAACGTCACCTTAGCACAAGTAGGGTGATGGTAAATGCCTTTGGGCGTAGCCGTTTATTTTTCGAAAGGTGGGGAGATGACCTCTTTCGTGAGGCCTACGCGAATGAACCTCAGTCCACAGTGGCTGACGACGTATCAAACAGTATCCACAGGGTTTGGTCACAGCTACCTTGGATACAAGTGTTGCAGCAAAATTACGATTCTCTACTGGCTCAATGCGATGTCAGTAGAAAAGATGAAGCATTAACAAAAATGAAGCCCCTCGTCGAGCAACCAATAACCTTATGGGACTTCAAACATGAAAGGAGCTGTGTGTTTACTATACCAGTGGTGATGAAATGGGGAACTAATTGGAGGGACTTGGAGGAGATATGATAATACTTACTTTACTACTAAGCACAGAAAAAGGTAAAACACAGTATGTATCAAAGGTTAAAGTCTTCACTTCAGCAGAACACAGTGAGTATTATAAGCAAGAATTAGAGATGAGAGGAAAAATTTTAGACGCCTTGAATGAAATATCTAATATGATTATAAAAGGAGAAGACGAATGAACAGCTACGACGTTAAAGACCTCACCATCTTCTACGACCTCACTGGTTACACTGAGTGGACCACCTGTGTTGGTGCAATCACTGAGGAGGGTAAGCCAAAGGCAGTTGTCATCGTCGGCCTTGACAATGGGAAAGTGATTAGTTGTCACGCATACAGCATCGCGTGGTTAGAGGAGATACTAAAGAATGCTAAGGGAGAACTGAGTGCCGAGTGACTTCATCGAGGACTACATCACATACACTGAGCCTCTTGAAGTCCCTACACTCTTTAATACTTGGTGCGCCCTCAGTGCATTAAGTGCTGCCGCTCAGCGTAAGATTTGGATCGACATGGGGCTTTTTAAGCTCGCTCCTAATCTGTATGTAGTATTAGACGCTGACCCAGGAGTTGGTAAAGACACCGCTATGAATGTAGTGCGGGAACTCCTCGCACAGTTACCAAGTATCAAAACAAAAAGTGATAGCATCACAAAAGAGAAAATATATGAGAGCCTTGAAGGAGCCTTCACCAAGTTTGACTTTCCTGATAGCAAGCTTAAGACTTTGGGCCATTGCAGCCTTACTGTTTTCGCTACCGAGATGTCTCTCCTCATCAAGCGACATGATAAAGACTTCGTGGCTGCTCTTAATGCTTTGTACAACTGTCTCAGCATCTTCAAGCACAGCACAAAGACAAGAGGTGAAAATCTTATTCTTTGTCCTTACCTTACTATCCTCGGTGGCACTACTCCTGACTGGATTTCGATGAACATACAAGAGGATGTAATTGAAGGAGGGCTTTCTGCGCGGACTATTATGGTGTTCAGCAATGATAGAAGCAAAATAAATCCTTGGCCAAAGGTATCTGCTGCTGGTGTCCTCGCCTACCCCAAGATGATTTCAAGACTTGAAAAGATACTAAGCCTCGGTGGCTGCTTTGAGTGGCAGCAGGAAACGAAAGTCCTTTATGAAGATTGGTATTGTAAGCACCGTGCTGAGCACGTTAAGAACCCTGTAATGAGGGGCTTTCACACTCGTAAACCTGTACACCTTATGAAAGTGGCGATGCTTATCAGCCTCTCATATAAGGATGAACTGATACTCGACCCAAGTGACTTCCTCTGTGCTTACAAATTCCTTGAACAAATTGAACCAAGTGTAGAGAGGGCACTAAGGGGAGCAGGACGCAATGTCCTTAATGTCTATGCAGAGGAGATGCTGGATGTAATTGCATCCTCTAAAGAAAGCAGGATTGACCTTGTTGACCTCCTTCAGTTGTTTAGGTACAAGCTCTCATCAATGGACTTTAAGGAAGTCCTTGGAAGCTTGAAAGACATGAATTTAGTAAGAGGTGAAACTGCAGGTAACCGTACATACATAAAGTATGTAGGAAACGAAAGGAAACTGAACCCATGACGTTAACAGCAATAACCATCGACCACAAAGATCAACGCTACCCAACAGTAGGAGATTGGCAGAGTAAAGAGGTAGCAGGCAAACCTGAAATCTCTGTCTTGGTTAGTAACTTAGGATACGAAGACTACAATTTTCTCATTGCAATTCACGAACTAATAGAAGCTTATCTTTGTTGGAAACGAGGTATTACAGATGAAGAAGTAACTAGATTTGATAAGAGATTTGAAGAGTTAAGAAAAGATAAAGAGGTAGATGGTGAGCCTGGAGATGATCCCTATGCTCCCTATAAACGTGAGCACTTCTTCGCCACCAACATTGAGCGACAGTTAGCCCATGAGCTTGGAGTTGACTGGGGTCGGTATGAGGAAAGAATTGGTAGCCTTTGATGCTATCCAATTATTGGAAAGGATTAAAATGCAACGTAGATTTGAAAGTTTTATTCTTACTATAAATACTTTAGATAATAGATGGTATTTTATGGTAGAAGACTTGCACTACACTGAGTGTTCTGTCCACCCTGAAGATGTTCCTTACTATCTTAGTCAAGGAACAAAACTAAGGTTAGGAAATATAAATCCTTATCTAACTATTAAGTGGCAAGACTGGTATAAAGCTCAAGGAGAACTAATGATTGCTGGAGCTAAAAGCTTATCCCAAACTTCTCCCCCTTTGCCACCACCTCAGAGGCCTCCTGAAGTGCATCAGTCTTCGCATCAAACTGATACGCCTCTACACTCATCGCCACCTTCAGGCAGTCCTTCACCGCTGCCTCCATCGAGTCCCCAAGACCAACCGCAAGACCAAAAGCAGTAAATTTAAGAGGAGTACAATATGTCACCCCTTCAACCACAGCCAAGTTCCGAAGCTTCACCGCATCTCGATGTTCCTTCGGCACCTCAACCGCCAACCAGTTGTTCTCCACCCAAGGAGACTCCAACACTATTAGGGCGAAGTACTCTTTTCTTCCTTTCAATTCTTCTATCTGTCCTGCTGCTCCCGATTCTATTACTTCTGGAAGGTTTTCATATACTACTTGGTAAGCTTCGGAAGGGGGGCTTGGAGCCCTAATACAGGGATCAATCATGTAGTACTCCCCCTCCTCAGTAACCCTACACTCAGTACTGAAAAAGCCTCGGAGGGAGGAAAGGTGGGGTGCGAGTATCTCAGTGACTTCAACAAGTCCCGGAGGTATGTCCTCTTGAGTAGTAACGCGCCCCACAAATCCAGCATCTTTTATCTCGTAACCATAACTACAAACCGGAGGTAACTTCCCATTTATAAGGTATCCATCCCACCCAGTCTCTACACCTTCGACCCCATTCTCTACTATGAACTCGATTGTATACTGTCTCGGCCCGAGGAAGAAGGCGAGTTCGTCAAGCCAAGGTTTACTCAGTTCATACTTTACATGGTGAAAGGTTTCCATATCTCCGCGGAAAGTATTTATTTTGATGTAGAGGTCTTCCTCTTTTTCAACTAAAGTTATTAGCTTTTCCAGTCCTTTGATGAGCCTTGTCTTAGGAGTGGGCATCCCAAGCTCTTTCTGGAGTTCACGCATCTTCCACCTGTCAAGTTCATAAATTTGTGAGCGACCAGAACCCCACACATCTTTTCCCTCTTCCCTCAGATACTCTTGCAAGTCCCCCTCATAAAGGTCAGGGAAAACAAAGAGGTCAACCTCTTTCATCACGTCCCAGAAGTCGTTAACCCTTTCTACTCCCTCAATACCAGAGCCCACCAGCACCGACGCTGAACGAGGAAAGGCCATTTTCCAAGGAGAGTAATAAAGCACCCGGTCAAAGCTCTTCCCAAGATGTCTTGCAAGCTCAACATGAAGGCCGTTGTCGTACACCAGTACAGTTCTATTATTCATCTCCCTCTGTCGCCGCCTTCGCTCTCGCGTTAGCTCTTATCTTTGCTTGCATAGTTCTAATCGCAAGTGCCCTCAGTTTCCCCCTATCTTCCTCTGGTACATCTTCAAGTTCCTTATTGATCGCTGCAATCCGTTTAGCAGGAGGTAGCGCAGCTGCCACTCTAGCAGCATACGTTGCCTTTTCATACTCCTCAAACCTCCCCTTTTTATACGCCTTTACTTCATCAGACGAGGTTTCAGTGAACGACCTAATTCCCGCTGTTGGCAGTAACGCCTTAGCAATAGACCGTTGCCCTTCAGGAGGACCACCATAATTCTCAGGCAGTAGTTGTGATGCACCAAGAGGAACAGGAATAAGAGGTGCTGCTGTTGCCTTCAACCTCCCCACAGGCTTACCATAGAAAGTCTTCCCTGTCACCGCTCCCCTTCCTGCCTCCACCACAGGACCAAGTTTATTCCTTATCAAATGAATAGCTGACTCAATTCCACTTTCCCCTTCCTTGTGATACTTCACAAGAGTCGTGGTAATGGGTGCTCCTAAGAACCAGCTACTCACCCAAGTATTATCCGTGCCTGGGATGAGGGCATCGAACTTATGCCCCTTCTCTTTATTCTCCCAAGTAAATTGATGTCGTGAAAGGTAGTTCATAAACTGTGCTGCTACAAATCCAGCGGCCATCAAGTATAACTGTGCCTTCAGTAGGTTCCTCACCACAGGCTTATTCCCCGTTGCCACATCCCCTACCATTTGCGCTGCCTGCTTACCCATAGTATACTCAGTCTGTATCTCTTTCCTAAACCATTGGTGAGCGAGGAACATAATGTTAACCGCACGATTAAAGGTTCTGTTCCTTGAGATGTCTCGGTGAAAGTTGGCAAACTCTGACTCCAACTCTTGCACCGTGGCCTTTGCAATATCCTTCCTCTCCATCCTTTCAGAAAAGTTTTTCAGGTTCCTTTCATACCACTCAATCCCTACATCTTCAAGGGCTGCTTGCCCTACCTTATTAAAGATTAAATGTGAAAGTTGTTTAACCCCAGGTAGGTTCTTAACTTTCGCCCCATAAGTTTGTTCAATCCATCCACCAGATTTATACCCAGCATTGACCATCTCCTGACGAAGCCCTCGCTTTGACTCAATCCAAGTGGCATCATCTTCAGATAGACTTCCCTCCTTTACCAACTGTCTAACTGTAGCTGGACCAAACTCAGCCAAAGCCAATGGTCTATCTGTTTTTCCTGTAAAGGCTTTTACCAAGGTTTCAATTCCTCCCTTTGGTGAAACCTGCGCCGCCATCCTAATTGCAGTAATCCTGTCAAGGTGAAAGAAGTCCCCAACAAGCTTTGACGCCTTTGTGCTTGCTGCTGTAGACGCTACCTTTTCTCCAATGAAGGATTGCGAGATAGCATCCTCACTTGTGAGGGCCTTAAACATCTTCTCATAATTGCTGAGAACCGCAACATCCCTTCCAAATACTTTCACAGGCCTGTACAAGGTAGAGGGAGTTACCTGCCTCCCCGAGGGGTCTTTTACATCAGTGTATTCCCCCGTCTCAGGGTCTTTCACCTTGCGAGAAGATACAACCATATCTGCTACCACTGGTTCTTCAGTGATTGGGTCTTTCATCTTCTTCAGGTCAAAGAGAGACTTCACCTTCTCAATATCCATGTAGCCATAGTAAAGACGTTGCTTCACTCCCGCTACAGGATCAATCGCCACCACTCCTTTTGAGGGATTGTCCTCAGAAACATCCTTCACTTGCCCAAGCAAGATACGGTCAGCAAGGGTAAGCTCTGACCTTGGCTTTCGATAAAGTGAGCGAGTGCTATCGGTAGGCTCTCCTATTGGATCAGGCATATAAGGGCTTGTAATTGGAAAGTAGTTCTCCCTGTAAGGAGTATCAACACCAAAGGCCTTTTGAAGGGCAAGATGCTTTTGCATTATTCCCTTCAGTATTTCCCCTACCCTAGTCCCCTGTCCTTCCGCTGCACTTTGGAAAAGCTTCGCTGCCCAAGGAGCCTTCTCTTTAAGCCGTTCTGCTTCCTTTAAGATTTCCTCCTTGTCAAACCCATAGTCAACAAGTACCCTCCCTGCCTTTCGTTCCTCTGGGTCTTTATGAAAGGTCTTAAGGGCATTACCTACTTGATTTGCTGTATCCCAAGAACGCTGCTTGATACGGCTGAAGAGGATGTCAATGTCTCCCTTTACATCTTTTGTCTCTAACAGCTTCTTAACCTTTTCCTCACCTCGGTTGTAGACCTCTTTGATAATTTTGCCTGTTGCTCCAATATCCTCCTTTGAAGGAATAGGAATTCCTCCCATTATACGAGAGCCTGGGGTTTCTGGTGGATCAGCTTGTTTCACAAATCTCGTTACTGTTTCATCTCCTGTAACAAGTCTACGAACAAAGTGTTCAAAGGAAACGGGGGTTTCTTCTGTACCATGATGAGAAGAATAGTCTTTGTATCCCTGCTCTATCTTTTTTCGAGGAAATAATTTGGTAGCTTTATCCATCACCTCAACTGTAGGAGCTCTCATTTGTTCTGGGGTTGCAGTTGGAGTAATCTTGCCCTCGCCCTCTGGTTTAGCTCCTATTTTATTCCTCCACAGGCGAGTTGAGTCTGTTTCAAACTGCATGTCATGTTTAGCCGCCTTTAGGTTTTCTTGCAAATCAGAACCACTTTTGTAATAACCCTTATCATAAAATCCAGAACTTTTAATATCTTGGTCAGAAATTTTTAGGTGGTCTAGTGCACTGACTAATTCACCATGATAAATTGCAGTTGGAGAAAAAAGAAAGCGACCATCGGAAAGTTCCAAAGCAATCCCTTGTTTATTATTTAAGGCGGCGGGTAAGTTTTCTTTGGGTTCAATATAAAAATCAGTTCCTTCAATTTGGTGTAGTCCACTTTTTACAGGTAAAGTTGGACCTGTATAGCGTTGTCCAGTCCAGCCCTCCATAGAGGGTGACTGAGGAGGTACTTGCGCCGGTGGCTTGGCACTTTCCCCCCCACCCACTTGGGTCTGCGGAGAAGGAACTCCGGCCGCAGCAGCTTTAATCTTTTCCCTTAACTCAGCAGCTGTTCTTTTATCTCCAGTACCTTTTGCAAGTTGTGCAAGCCTGGCTGCTTGAAGATTGATGTCAGACTTCTTTGTTGCACTCTTCAGTATTGCAAGGCCATTATCAAACTGAGCTCTCTCCTTGTCTGTCACCAACCTTTCTCTAATCTCAGCAAGGGTAGCACCTCCCACACCTCCAGTTTTTGCCACAATCGGCTCCTGCTGACTTGGAGCAGCGACAGCCTCGTCTTGAGTTTTTTTCGTGACTTGTTCGAGTACTGGTTTGGGTGTGGGAGGTGCCTCTTGCTTCATACTCATTGAAGGAGCCACTGCTGGCCCATCACTTACAGGTTTGTTTGTAGCTGGGTTCAAAATTTTATTACTATGTACTTGAGTAGGACGCTCAGGCTCATCAAGCTTCAGCCCAAACTTATTCGCAATAACATCTGCCATTGCCCTAGTAACATGCTGCACCGCGCCATTAGGATAAGTTACCTTAAACCCATGTAGTTCATCTTCCCTTTCAATCTTGGGAATCTGTGGTAAGCCAGCGGCTTCACGAGCCTCAGGGTGAGTGGGGGCAACAGACACTTCACTTGGCTTTGCCTCAGGAAGGGGAGTGCCTGTGGTGCTGACTGCAGCTTCAATTTTCGCAGGAGCTACAGGTGGTATTTGTTGTTCCTTTCCAACAATTGGAGGTGTAGGTGCTGTCTCTCTGCTCTCCCATCTATCCGCAACTGTTAACCTTGCTGCTGTCTCAAGAGCAATAGCTTCGGGTGGTCTACCAGCAACCACTTTACGAGCCTCAGGAGGGAGTTCTGACAAAAGAATATTTCCTCTTTTTCTCAGCTCCTCTTCTCCTATTCTTTGTCTAGCTCTAGTTATAAGAGAAACTGTATCAAACTTTCCAGCCAGTGGGTCTACTTGCTTTCCAACAACTGGAGAGGTAGGAGCCACCTCATTCGGCGTCTCGGGTCGTGCGTCAGCAGGTGGAGAAAGAACCTGCTGAGGAGGGACTCCTACCTTCTCCTTTTCTTTTGAAAGATTTTCAATTACTGCTAAAGCTCTTTGCAAAGGAGTATCTTCAACTGGTTGCTTCGGCCTCCACTGAGGAGCACCAGCATCAACTGCAGGCTCACGAGGAAGTTCTGAGAGTGTTGGGCCATGACCAATAAACTCACCTGCTCCTGTAGGTCTGCCAGGAATATGAGGCGCTAACTGCTTTGGTGCTTCCGGCCCAGGAGGAAGTTGGAAGGGGCCACGAGGAGGGGGTGCATCAGGAGGTAGCTCCCCTAGCTTTGCCCCACCAAAGTCACCAGGCAAACGAGCATTATGATATGCTGCTCCTCCAATAAGGAAAGGAAGAACTGCTGTAAGTGCTGCTCCTAAATCTCTAGAAACTTTTAGTCCTTCTGAGCCCTCTGGTGCTTGGGGAACAAGCTTTTGATAGAGTTCTGAAGGAGCATTAACCGCTTCAACAGGAGCTTGAAACGGTGTACCTTTAGAAAGTCCATGTACTGCACCAAGCATTGCGGAAAAGGGAGAGGAAACTAAGTCAAAAGCACCAAGGCCAAGTTTACCAGCATTTACTGCTGTGTCTTTAAGTTGACCTTCAAGAGTAGGAGAAGGAGCATTTGGGTCAGAACCAAACACTGACTTCAGTACTTCCCCAATCCTTCCAAGTCCTTGACCTACTGCCCCTGTACCTGCTTGCAGCCCCTCTTTTCCTGCTTCAAGAAATGACTGACCAGTGAGAGAAGCACCTTGTTGAACAGACTCCTTGAGGTCAAGAGGAGGAGCAGGTAATCCAGCTCCCTTTAGCCTTGTCCTTATCTGCTCCCTAGTAGTACCTTCTGGTACATCTTGAAGCAGTGTACCATCAGGAAGCTTGATGTTCAAAAGTCTTTCCCCCAAACTTTAGTGGTGCCAGCAGGAGTACTTGGTTGTTCTCCCGCAAACTTTTGCCACTTAGCTAACTCTACTTCCATCTCAGGAGAGCTTCCAAAAGTAGCCATAAACTCCTTTATCTTTGTTACCTTATCTGCTGGCCCCAAAGTAGACAACTGTTGTTTAAGCTCAAGTGAAGCCTGTCTATAGTCTTGGGTTCCTTGGACAGCAGCTGCTCTTGTATTTGCGTTCTGCCTACCTATCTGTAGTTGCCCCCTTCTATAACTATTCTCAGACCTTATCTCCTTTCCTCGGTTAATCCCCTCTTTCTTTTTATAAGCAGCCTCAGCTTGCTGATTTTGTATCTGTGCAAGTAGATGCGCTACTGTAAGCGGTTGCATTTGTCCTGCCTGTCTACCCTGTGCAATTTGAGCAGTATCATTTATCGCAGTCTGTGGGTCTTGTGCTTGACGAACTTGATCAAGGAATGGAGACCTTATTCCCTGTGCTTCTCCAACCCCCCCTCCAAAAGCAGCAAGGGCGTTTAGGACAGACTTAACAGGGTGTTCCTTAAAGTTCCACCCATACTGATCCCTTTGACCTTGCTGAAGTTTTTCCACCTCTGATTGTGCACCTTTCCAATTATCCATCTGAGGCTGTTGCGGTAGTTGCTGTTGCTGCGGCAACTGAGGAAGCTGAGCAAAGGGTGAGTTATGCATCATACCACCTGTGTTAGCAAACTGTTGAATTGCTCCAGAAGAAGGTGCTTCAGGATTAGAAGAAGCGTCAGCCCTCGACGATGCCATTGACCCAACTAACTGCATTATTTGCTGTAGAATGTTTGGTTCCATAATTCCTTTCTATACTATTACCTTTTGGGATTTGTAATACTCCTCTTGTCCACTGCGTATACCACGAGCTAGCTCCTTATTATTGTAGATAGCATGGTGTGCCGTTGCTAAGCGTTTACCTAACTCACCATCAATAGCATCCACATACGTTGCGCAGTGAAGGTGGTCATAGGCTAAGTTTTGTTCTTCTGTAAATGGTGTCCCAAAGCCAGCTTGCCAAAGGCCTGCACAAGTATCATAGCATAACGGCTTGCCTCCCCTGACAGGAATAAAGTGCATTTGAATAAAAGGAAATTGCGCTGTCCTTCTCCACACAGCAGGAATTTGACATGCCCAACTTCGTATGGCTGAGCGAACAGGAGCTGGGTTGATTTGCATTAAACTTGTGTGAAGCCTAGCTACATGCTGAGTACCCATCCACTTCTCAAGAAACTCAGGTTCAAACCTCCCGCTGAAGTGAGAGGGTTTTTCCCACCCTTCCACACTTGACCAGAAAGCAATATCAGTGTCACAAATCCAAAAGTACTCTTGCGACATAAGAACAAGAGCTTCAATCCACTGGTCGTGAGAAGTGAAAGGAACAAGTTGAAAGGTAGCACCAACCCTTTCCACTTCTTTCCTCACTGCTAAGGTTGCTGTGTCATCCAGCCCATTTCCCCACACCATCACAGGATTAGTGGGAAAGCCAGTACGTAGCGTCTGAAAAACAAACAGTGCTGCAGGAAGTAACTCTGGTTTACGAACGGTAGCCAAGATATGAACTGTTGGCTTCACTTCTTTTTCTTCCCCTTCTCCAGTCTTCGAATCAACAGCCTTGACAGCTTAATCGCTTCCTCCACCAACTGCTCATGCGTCCAGTTAGGATGGGCAATCTGTGCACCGTAAAGAGCCTGTGAGGCTAAAAACTTCTCAGCAGAGCATTGCATATCAACAGGGGTTTCCTTTCTGGTCAAGATGCTCATGGTAGCAAATGGCTCTTTGTTCTTGGCTAATGGCAAAGGCATGTTCATGCCCTCCACAGATAGCCGCCACCGCTACAACCATCTCCATCCCACAATGTCTATTATGGTTAGCCCACTCCCTTTGCCAGTCATCCTTTGACTTTTCCCACTCAACAGCATCAGCATAGGTGGTGGTGATGTTCAACGCCAGTTGCCGAAGACCAGCCATATTCTTGACAAAGAAAGGGTGAGTGTAAACCAAAAGAGCTCTTGCAAAAGTTTTAAGCTGATCTCTTGGATTCGGCCTTTCTCCATCACAAATATCATCCACCTCATGAACATAAGGTTGCCAATGATTAGCGAGGAAATCCATTGCTTCAAGATTCCCACAGCAGACCCTTTGGACAAGGTGCTGGTCTAGTAGAGCAAGCCTCACCTTAATAGCCTCCACCTCCACTACCACCGCCACCTCCCATACTGCTAAGTCCTCCAGCACCCCCTCCTCCTACTTTCATTGCTGACATTATGGAGGAGAAGTCAGAAGCTTGCTCTCCTTTATTTTTACTCCTTGAAAGAGTAGGTTCCATCATTGAGGTGAGCTGAGCAGGAAGCATTTGGTAGTTTTGTTCTTGCCCAAGTCCCTGCAGCTGCAACTGCTGGTTATTTTGGTACTGTCCAAAGAGTTGCTGTGCAATCTGGTCATTCAAGCTTGTTTGTGTTTGACCAACAGCTTGTGATTCTGCTTGCGCGAGTGGGCTACTTCCCTCTGCTCCTGTTTGTCCTTGTGATGCAAACTGTGACCGGAGGCCAGCAAGGTTCTTACCAAGGTTTGTGTTTGATTGGTCAGTTAATGAAGAAAGGAGATTCTTCATGTAAGGATTACTTCCCACATCCAAATAGTTTGGATCTGAGTATTGACCTAAGGCTGTACCAATCCCTTGCAACGCAGTAGGGTCCATAGAAAAGGCAGCTAACCCTTGCTGCTTTTTAGTGGGGTCTCCACTGATTACATCAGACACCCCTGTACTTACTTGTTTCTGTAGCGCTCTACCTGCACCACCACTAGAAGACCCACTAGGAGAACCAGTAAAGAAATTTCCCATATCACACTATCCTTTCAAACATTGTTGCCCGCTTTACGAAGTTATACTTTCTCATCCGTCTTAACGAAACTTCATTTTCCTTTTGTGTATCCTCCATTGGAGTAAAGGTAACAACCAGACTTGCTCCATTTTTCTTTATCCAGGGAATACAGTAGTCCTCTAAACCTACTTTTGGTTTAGCGGTGGGGAGGTTATACACTAATACAATCTCAGCATAGACTTGGCCTAAGTCATTTGGCCTTAGCACTATGACACAAAGAAGAACAGGAAGGTCATCTACAAATTGCATACACACCCCTACCCTACCTGTCTGAACCTCGTCTAAGATAAACCCAAAGAAAGCTAAAGAGTTAAACTTCTCCTTGTTATGCTTAGCAACTTTATCAATAGCGTGTAAGATGAAAGGTGCGTACTGATGGAGTACCTTTCTATCCGTAATCATCTCTGTTCTCATACTCTTTCCCCTCCTACTTGCAGTACCATTGAGATGTCGGAAAGCATAATGAGGTCTGAAGAGGCAATCTGTAGTTGATACATTCTTGCAGTCAGTCGACAGTCAAGCCTACTATCTGAGTCAAGAAATACAGCAGGCTCAAAGTTAATCGGGTCTTCCGCTTTATCTCTACCCCCAAGCCTCACCTGTGTTGCGCCCCCTAAGCCAAGAATATCAAAGAAAACCCTCGTCACATGACAGCGACGTTGCCACCCTGCTGGCCACAAATCCCCTGTCTGTAGTAACCCAAGCACAGGAGTCACCCCATCCCCCGAGGTATTAGTTCCCTGTTCATGTACCATCACCTTTGCCGTTCCTCCAACCACAACGAAAGTTCCCTCTTTACTTTTATCTCTCCAAGTAAGTGAGGTAGCCTTTTCGTCGTTAAAGACCCCCGTATCATCACTAAAGATAGCTGACGTGTCAAGCTCAAACTCTGCCATCACAGACATAGGAAAGGGGTCACGTCTACTCCAACAGTCCATTAACCAGTTGTATACAAGAGCCTTATCAAACACTCCTCCACCACTATTGCTTTTGTAGATGAAGTAAATCTCAGGATAAATAGGGTGAGCAAAAGAGTAAATACTGTTTGGATGACCGTTGTAAAGGTCACCGAAGAGAAAGTTGTCAACCCTATTCACTCCAATTAACTGTGGACTAGTTCCTGTGAACTTGTAAAAACCCTCAGTCCCCAGCCAGTAGAGGGTATTTTGAAAAGAGATAACACTGTAAGGTGCAAAGCATCCAATATCATCCACAATCCTCTGTACGTTCCAGATTGTAGGAAGCCCGGTGTAAGTGAAAAGGTAAGTTGACTTTAATGTAAACGCTACAAAGGCATTTTGTCCAAGAGCAACAAGACCCCTTATTTCTCCATCAAGGTCGAAAACTGAAGCCTCGTTAATGTTAACATTAGGCATCCACACAGTAGCGTCAAAGTCTGACACTCTTATCCTATATGGAAAAGCTGTTGTTCCCTCAACAATGTTAGCCATTACAAGATGCCCTAAGCTGTTCAAGATGAACTTAGCTCCTGCTGGCATATTGATGTCAGTACTTAACACAGTGAGAGTAGCAGGAGAGGTGGGGTCAAATACCTGCGGCTTAGTTGCAAGGTTCACCAAGACAAGCTTATTATTGATAACCGCTGACTGCCACCTATCTTCATCCGCGCCTGTGTAGCTTGTTGCAATAGACGCAAACACCTTCGTCGTCCTGTCATAAAGGTAAACGTCAGTTTTATTCGCCACCAAGAACCACCTTGTTCCTGAGTTGTCTTGGAAGTCGAACGCGTAGTTAAGGGGGTTTGCAAAGGTGTTACTACTGTCCTCTGAAAGAGTTCCCCACCCTCCATACTTTTGTACCCTGTTATCAAGGGTGTGGAAGTTGTTCATCTCCAACCATCCACCCAAAGGCATGTCTACACTGTCAAGGTCTTTAATTAACCCAAGCAAAATGCCATTAGGAAACTGTGAGGTGTTCCTACTGGAGTACTCCTTCTGGAGAAGGAGCTTGGGGTAAATGCTAGGAGGCATTAGTAAACACCTACAATTCTTACGTTTAACGCGGAGATAGTTGCAGTAAAAGGACCACGTACTTCTTGAACTGTTATTGTAATTGTTCCCCCTGCTTTAATACTAGCGTCACCAGTTAAATAAAGGTCTTTAGTTCCTGTTGTATGAGCAGAGACATAAGCACTTGCTATAGGAGTAGACCCTATGTTAATAAATATATACACTCTTGCGGAAGTAAACCCCCCCAGAACAGATACTATCGCCCTTGCGTTTATGATGATATGAATTGTCTGGTAATCATTTGCAGCTAAAACATAAGTGTAAAAAGGTGTTTCTGTATTAGTTACTGCCTGTGGTGTAGTTGCTGCCCCGTCATAAAAGATTGGCCGTCTATCCGCTTGTAAAGCAGCAGTAAATACTGTAAGCAGTTGCCAAGCAGTTCCATCATACACCACCTCCACCACTTGTCCTGCCACCAAAGCTCCTGCGTTCAGAGCAGCAGACAAAAAGGTTATCGCAACCGCACTTCCTACATTTGTACTATTAGAGGTAATCTGCAGAGTTGTTGCTCCTGTATTCGTTGTCCCCACAAGGAACTTTACAAAAAGTCCTGCGTGCAATCCCACCGTCACCAAGCGACTCGCGTTTCCCACCTCTACCACCACAGCATTCGCTGTTCCTGTAGCCACTCCATAAAAGTGTTTCCCATCACAGGCATGTTGTAGCCTTGTCCACCGAAGGAAGAGCTCTTGTAAATACCTCCACCATCCTGGAGCAGCACTTTCAAGCTCACCATCAGTAGGGGCGGTTACGGGAGACGACAAACTACACGGGTCAATAGTACCTGGAGCTGGCATAATTTCCTTAACTTAAATCTGTTCTTGCACCATCATCAGGAATACGAGCATCGTACTCCACAAGCCTTGTGAGAGCAGCTTGGTAAGACATTTCGTCAACAGGCACTCTCGCTTCTTCCTTCACAAACCTATTTTGCACTCTAAGCGCTTCCCAAAGAAGACAATCACCTGCATACTTCAGCAGAAAGTCCTCCCTGTTAAGGTCATCACCATAGTCAGCTATCCAACTATAGTACCACACCTGCAGTTGTGCGTCAGTTACTTCAGGGAATAAAAGTAAACTTGGCACTTCATTTAGCCACTCTACTCTATACACAATCCCTGTTTGTGGTACAGGCACTAGCGCGGTGGTGATTGAAGGCAGTGGGCACGCCTGTTGCATCCTTCTCTGCCGCTGGCTAAAGCTTTCCCCAAGCAAAGGCCTGTTAACTCCATTTACTCCTAGAGAAACAGACCTTTGACTTACCATTCCCTTAAAGTCACTTGGTAAGGGAAGGCCTACCCCCACCGAGGAGGGATATACCAGCGCAGCAGTCTTCCTTGTAAAGTTGAAGTTACGTTCCAACTGCAACCCTGTCTTTGCCATATTGACAAAGAAGTCAACCTGCGCTACTGGTATATCCTTCCTGTTAATGAAGGACATCAGGTTCGTTCTGAAGTCCTGATATTTCACAGCTTAGGCCTTATCCTCTCGCTGTTCATTTCTTTCCTTCTCAGGAGGGGTATCAACCGCTTCACCCTCTTGAGCTTCCGTGGGCTGCTTGCCCTTCATTTCCTTAGCACCAAAGCCCTTTGCCTTGGTTTCACTGGAGTACATACTATTGCGTGTCTCTCCAGTCTTTGCACTTCCCCCTTTCGGGGCTGACCTTTCATTCTTCATATTACTCCTTACGCATTATTAGGTGTTGGGTCTTTAGCTCCGCCCTCATGGGCTTGCTGGGGCTGCACCCCCTTATCCAGATGATGACCGAAGTCATCTGTCTCTTCCATCTCAGTGCGAAACCTTTTCGTAGGACTGATGCCCCGAAAGTCGCCTTTGATTTCCGATTCTGGACAAGGAGATGATGCCCCGCGTGGAGCTGAGTTACTGGCTCTTCGTGAAAACCTAGCCATTCCTCAATCCCTTTCTTACGTTGACGGCGTAGCACCAACCAAGTTAGTGATGAGGAGGTGAGCTCCATCCTTCGCGCTTGTGATGTCGTTGCCAGTTCCAACATGGTGGACTTCCAAACCGCTTTCGGTCAGGAACTCATCCATGCGCTCGTCAGCATCATTCTGCTGACGGTTCATCAACTTCTGTGTATCTCGTCCTGTCACATGGCGATACACCAAGCCATGTACATCAAGGATGAGGGCGTTGTTGCGCCACACAGGATGCTGAGTGAACAGGGGATGTGTACGAAGGTAGAGTGTCCCAAAGGGTGTATACCACCGAATGAGGCTCATACCAAAGGACTCATCACCAGCTACTGTTTCCATTCGTCCCACCTTTTCTGAAAGGCGGTTGATGGCGTTTAGTGCTCCACTTCCAATCAACACAAGCTTCTCTTGTGCTGTGTTAAGGCAGACTCGGAAGACCAGCTCAAACCATCGGCTGAGCTCATCCCCTGTGACAATGCCAGCACCATCAGCAGGAGACACCTTATACCCCGCAGGCAAGAACTGCACTAAGCCCTGTGTAGTGCGCTTAGTCTTACCCGTGGACGGGTCAGCGTACTCAGCCATCTTCGACTGAATAAACGCCCACTCCATTTGAGTCATGTGGAACTCAAGTGCCTCACGCAGCTTCTCAGTATACGGCCCACTGCGGTCGTACTTGAGTGCTGTCTTCATCACAGTTCCCGTGAGCTCCATAGGAGAACGGAAAATCTGCGTGATGTTAGTCACCGGGGTCGGGTCAATGCTCATCACTTGAGGAGCATTACCACCTTCTGCGTTGATGTTGCCAATAACTCTAATCGGGTCACCAGCGCCAATAGACGCTACTGCTGTTCCCCAATTCCCACGAGTCACTGTCAGCACAAGCCCTGTGCTGTCAACTGCAGTAACTTCCATTTGTTCACCAGTGAGTTCATTCTCAATCTGATGCCCAACACGGAAGTTCTTATCCGCCACACTCAGCGTACTCACAGCATTGTTGTAGGATGCTGTAAGCGCACTTCGCAGTAACGGCGTTACCTTCTCATACCAGAAGAAATGTGGGTCATTCGTCTCTTCTGGTTTCGTCAATGACAGGAAAGCTGTCAGCGGGGCCGCTCCATTCGGAGAGGCATACAAAATACCCCGCCGATAATTCTTGAAGCGGTCAGCGTCGAAGCTTACCGTGTCTCTTAGTCCAAGGATTGCCATAACGGAATCCTCTCCTTATCCACCTTAGTTACGTTCCCTCTTTCTTCCTCTCCAATCTTTGGATAGGAAAAATTCATTTATTCCTCGCCCCAAATAACAGGTCGAAGTCCTTCTCTTCTTCCGTCTTTGCCGACGCTGGTGCACCACGGGGTGCAGGCTTTGGCGGTACAGTAGGAGGCACTTGGCCATTGCCAGCGGGGGGTGTTACACCAAACCTTGCCTTGTACCTTGCAATGAACTCCCTTGCCTGTTTTGCCACATGCTCAAATAACTGCTCCTCAGTCTTAAACTGACTAACGTCAGTCTTTGTAGCAATTTCCCTACAAATGTCCACATCATCCTTTAGGTCAGCATACTTCTTTGTAAACCGTTCCTCCGCTTGCTGCACCACTTGATAATTAACATGGTCTTGCAGGGGTTTCACAACCTCTTGAATAACAGCCATTGCATACCTTAACGTCTGTGCAGTTGTTTGCTTGCTGATCTCATTGAGCACTTGGACTCCTTTTTCTGGAGATTCCAGAAACTGCTCATACATCTCTGGGGTTACCTCATACAGCTTAAGAGGTGCAGGAGGAGGAGGTGTAACTGGCTTAGGCTTTAGAGCGTCTACCACTTCCTTCTGCTGCTTAAGAAAGTCACCTAACAACGCTTCTATTGCAGGCTTCTCAACTGCCTCTTCTTTCCTTTTTTCCTCAGCGGGAGGAGGCACACCTTCTACTGGAGGTATAGACGGAGGCACAGCTGCTGGTTTAGCCTCTGGAGTTTTAACTCCAAGGTCGCCTGCAATCTCTGATTCCGTTCCTACTGTTGGTTCTACCCTCACCTCAGCTGGAGGTGCAGTAGGAGGTGGAGTAGCCGCTGGAGGTGGTGTCGGTTCAGCCACCGGAGGTTTTGCATCATCACTCATGTTTTTGTTCCTTCTTTGCCCCTAATTTCAGTTCGTCAATTAAACCCTGAATAGGGTCTTCCTCTAAGGCAGAGGCACGGCCTTTAGAATACTCTTGCTTCATAATATCCATGTAGTGCATCACAGGTAGCAGGCACATATCTATCTCCTGCTTTGCCCTTCGCTTTTGAAAGTCACGAAGTTGTGTGTACTGTTCAGTCTTCTGAAAGTCTATAAGGAGCTGGCGAACATCAACACTCATTGTATTCTCCCCCCACCACCAGCAATCCCACCATCAATCTGCTCAAGGTTACCCCTTTGTACTTGGTCCTCAACATGCTCCTCAGGCATTACCTTCGCCTCTACTCCCCTAGGCTGCCCATTAGCCCCATTCAATTTTCCACTCATCGCCATCACGATTGCAAGCTGTTGGTCAGGAGGCATTGGTGGCTGAGCGAAGTCAGAAGTATTCTTGAACCCATAGTTCTGCAGCATCTGTACTATCATCTGTCCAGGATTCAACCCCCACATCATAGCAATCTGTGGTTGAGGAAGGATGGCCATTACAAACTCTTGCAGTTTACTCGCCATCATTACCTTATCTTGGGGAGTGGTGGTGTCAACCATAGCAATGTTGAACATCCCCTGCAAATCCTCCGGACTTACATTCACCCTTCCTGCAAGCATCTCCTGTGGATTGAGGCCCATCGAGAGTCCCATACCGAACATAAGCTTAAGGCTTCTCTGCATAGTCATGAACTGCTGAGTATTCTGTATCATCTGCTTACCCACCTGCTTAAATCCTTGCTCCCAAAGCAGTTGTGCAAGTAAATTAACTCTTGACTGTCCACCCCTCAGCGTTGACAAGCTTTCCGTCGCTGTACGTGAGGTAGGAGTAGGCATCCCTGACACAGGGTCATTTACTCCTGTAGTTCTCATTATAAAGTTAAGTGCTGCTGCAGCATCAGCAACATGACCTTGAGTCACATCCACTACCTGAAACTGCTTCATTGCCTGCTCAATCCGCCCCCTTGCACCAGCCTTCAATCGTATCATTGGACTACGGCTTTCAATATCCTCAGTTTCCACTAAGGAAGGATCAACGATAAACTGATTGTTGATTGTCCTTCTCACACTGTTGATGTGAGTATTAAGTGACCAGCTAATAAGGTCTTGCAGTCCGTCAATTACCTGCGCCATTCCATCATTCACAAGTTCATGCTGGTCAGGAGCGTACTCAATCACACTTACAGGAAACTGTCCATGTTCGTAAGTGCAAGGTTCTGCAGCAACAATCCTTGCCTCGTTCGCCATTACTATCTTCCAAATCTGCATCCCATCGAACTCAGCAAGTTCATAGTCCTTCGGCACCAACTTCACATAAAGGTAGTCGAGGATAACCATATCCCCACCCATCAGTGTGGTAGGGCCACGAGTAGTCCGGATTTCATCCATCCTTGACTCTCTCTCCCTATCAGTAAAGCGTCCCATAAGCGTGGTTGGTTGCTTAGGAATTCCCTTTACATTCATGAACTCTCCATTTTTCTCAGCATTCAGCATCTCGTTGTATGAGCGCTTATACTGATGAAAAACATACTGAGCCCTTTGAATATCCCCTACACTCACCGCAGGGTCAAAGCGAAAGGTGTATGGGTCGCCAAGTTCAAACTTCGCCCCTTCATACCCAATTACAGGCACTGTCTCTTTCCCAAGTAACCCACCAAGGTCACCAAGCATGGGGACTTGTCTGTTCTTCGTGATGAAGCACAGCCTCTTTTCATAGGTAGTATGCAGCACTCCAAACCCATACTTCAAACAGTCCTGTACCCACTGGTACATCTGCAACTTCCACCCTGCCATCTCCATTTGATAGTTGAGCTCCAACTCCATTAGCTTACTTGAACGGTGAAACTGTGGCTGAGTGCCCTCAAGCTCGAAGAAAGGAGTCCGACTAAAAATAGTCATAAGCACAGACAGCGTGGTCTGTATCTGCGCCCAAGTTACTGGGTAGACTATCTTAATCGGTTCTCCTCTCTCCGAGGCTTTTTGGTCATCTTCATCAGGCACACGGAAGCAGTGGTACATCCTATCCGCCCTCTTCATCCGCTCCACGTCCTGTTCAAGTGCCTCCTCTCCCTCCATCTTCAACCTCTTGACGAAGTCAAGAAGCTTCTGATGAGGTTCATTAATGCTGTCACCGATTGTGAAGCGGTTACGAACGTCGGAGACTATGGAGTTGAAGTCAAACATGGCTTACTTTACAGGAGGCACTGATACTTTTACTGGAGCCACGGGCACAGGAGTTGGTCCTTTTGCAGGAACTACTGGTACGGGATTTGGTACTCTCACAGGAACTGCAGGATCAGGTATTGGCACTCTTACCTGTTCTGGCGATTGCACTGGTCTTTGTACTTGCACTGGTGCTTGCACTGGTGCTTACACCGAAGTAGTAACTACTGGCTTCTGTGAAGTCACCACAGGTACTTGCTGTTCCACAGGAATATTCTTCGTTACAACTGTACGCGGCATTACTGATGCAGCCGGTACTCCAATCGTTACTGAGTCAGCAGCAAACACAATCGGTGTCTTTCCATCAATCGTCTTGCCAAGGGCGGTTTTAACTGCCTTTGAATTACTGATGTAGTCTCTGAGAACAGAGCGGCTAAGAGGCTTATCTGTAGTCAGCGTATCAACCTGTTTTCCGTTTACTATGATTTTGATAGTCATATTACTTTACCTGTACCCAAGAAGCTGCTGCGTTTGAACCGATGTAAGTACCAATCACAATGTTTGTGTACACTGCGTTAGTACTCGCACAGTTTGTCAAGCAAACTGAGTTGTAGTTAGTGTAGGTTGTGGCGTGGTTCAGATTAAAAGCATTAGTCTGAACATAGATAGCCCCATTATTAGTGGGAATTATCCACAACGAACCAGGAGCTGCCCAACCAGGATTGCCAATTTGTACAAACGTTTGCTGTACTGTTGGCCTTCCTTGTCCTTTCACCTTAGCAACAACCAAAAGGGTTGCTACCATCATAACTGCTACTATTACTTTTTTCATACTTTCCTTTTGTTTATCCTTTCCATTTATTGGAAAGGAAATTTATAGGGCTCCTAATACTGAAGTTGATGGAGGGTTAATCCCATAAGCTTCGTATGCCTTTGCCTTAGCAAAGATGTCATCCCAATCTGCTTGTGTTGGGTCTTTCTTCACAAACAAGGCAAGCAGTGCCTGAGCAGCAGGTACGCCATACTTCAAGGCAAACTGAATGATAAGGGCAATCGTTGCAGCATCCATCACTTTGTTCCTTTCACTTCAGCAGCTTTATCAGGAGGAAGAAACTGCATAATAAGGCCTGTCACATCTGCACTCGCCGCAGTCACCGCACTGATGGAAGCGGTTAGCCCCGCTTGGTCAGGCACAGTGGCGTGTTTATACTCAATCACCACTTGTCGAAGTGTTTGCATTGAGACATAGTACTTGTTGTAGGCAGAGTGTACCACATCAACCTGTGCTGCTGTGGCCTTTCCAGAGTTAACGTAATCTGCCCATGCTTGCATTGCAGTATCCACGATGGTGGTGACTGTACCTATGGTGTGATAAGCGTTGTTCTCAAGGCTCGCACACCCCATCACCACCAACAGAGGGATAATGAGTAGAAGCTTTTTCATTTACTTTCCGGCTTCATTGAGGAGTCTTTGATATCTTTAGTATCAACTGCATTATGTCCAACACCAGCAAGGCCAACTGCTCCAAGCAAGGCTAGCGTAACCCGAAGCCAGTCAGGAATCCCAGGAATAAGGGCAGCAGCAACACCTAAACCACCAAGCCAACCAAAGATAGCCGTGGGGCTTTGAAAGAATTCTTTCCATGTCATAATATAATTTCCTTTTTTTGTGCTTGAGGAACGGCCAGCCATTACCCTCTGGCCGTTCCCTAAGCTTTTTTCCTTACACAACCGGAGTTACCGGCGGCGTGACAGCAATAGCACCAGACTTCGCCACAAGTGCTTGACTCGAGGCTTGAATAGCATCAAGCGCCGCTTGGTCTGCCGCACTCAGCGTACCCGGTGAGTTCTGCAGTTGCGTAATCAAGGCATCCAACGCAGCAATACCAGTGACGATTCCGTCAAGGGTGCTGCTAATGGCGTCAAGACTAGCCTGCTCAGTAGCCGCCCAATCAGTGATTTGGCTCATAATACGTTCTTCCATCTTTTGCAAGTCTTGCTTTGTTACTGCTTGAGGGTCAGGCTTGCAATGTTCCTCCAGCAGTTGTTTCAATCCTTCCATCATAAGATGGAGGTCGAAATGGATACAAGCTAACAGCTCACGCTCACTTAGCAAATGCCAAAAAGGGCGTGGTTTACTTGGGTCGAAGTTTGCATTATCACTCATGTTTTCCTTTTCTTTCAGTGGTGTTACTTCTGCGGTCGTTTCTGAAGTTCTTTAATGTCCATTTTAGATTCTTTAACGTCAGCCTCGATTCGACCTAAGGCTTCGGTGATGCTCTTTTCCAACACTGATTCCTTGATCTCAATCGTGCCAATCCGAGCACGACTATCAGCAATCATTTCTGAACGAGCCGTGCCTCCACTGTCAAGGTGGCCTATTTTATTGTTCAAATCCGCTACGTCCTTTTCTAGTGATGATACTCGAACATACATCAAGCCAACAGCTACTGCTGCAGCTACTGCCATTTTACCGAGGTCAAATAACCATGACGGCACGGAGAAAGTTTGTCTTTCATTTTCACCATTTCTTTTATCTTTTACCATTTATACTACCCTTTTCAGCCCTGACCTATACAAAGGTCTCTTTTTCTCTATTACAAACAGCACGACATTAGTCGGCGCTGCTACCCGTTTTGCTGCAACTTTAATCAAGGCGCGACTTGAATGGTCCTTTATACTTAACTCACATATAGCCTTTTGCAGTCTATTACGATACGCAATTTCCTCAACTAGCGGCAACTGGCAAGCTGTCTCTGCCAACCTGAAAATCCGTTGTCGCCAGTAGTCTATACGCGCTGAGGTCATTAAAATGCTACTCCTTGAACGAACAGACGTGACTTAGTTGGTGTCACATAGTTGGTGCTGCCCAACATTAGCCACGTCGTGCCGTTGGACAGGGTATCTACAAATCGCCAGCCAAGTCTGAATGTTCCACTGGTTAGCACACTGCGTGTGAATCCATCTACCTGCAACAGCGTGACGAGGTTCGTGACTATAACTGTAATAGTATTGGTGATTACCACACCAGCTGCCTCAGTAGTACCTGTTGCTATATTACTATTCAATGACCAGACGCTTCCTGTGCTGCCTCGAACTGTGTAAATGTAGGGCGTGCTATTTGATAGTCCTTTATCTTGAAAACTGTTCGTCAACGGCAGTATTGCAATCGTCGTCAAGCTGCCATTCACAGAGCGTAGCAACATGTTAGAGGTGTAAGCAATAGGATTTGTCCATGTCAACTGCAACACTGCTCCCTGCACTTGGCAAGGCGCCAACAACATCAGCAGCAGGAGCACCACAACGCCAACGCACACGGTCAAGTCGATGCTGCCGAGGATGAGTTTGGCGGCGCTCATGGATTGGATTCCTGTTGCAAGTGCGCCTTGTACGTCGCCAGCAACGTCAGCCTCATAATCCCCTCACAATTAAGCGGAAATTGTTGGTTGCTATATTGATGACCGCCCCGAAGTTATTAACAGCGGTGGCGTTAATCCGAACAGTCACATTGGTTATCAGGCCCGGCGCATTGGTCGATGAGCCGCGACTGCGGAATGAAAACCACCTGTTGTTTTCGTTTTGGTAGGTCAGGCTTTCCTGTCGATATTGAAATATCGGGCCGGCGGTCTGGATGATGACTGTGCCGGCACAGGAACTTCCGCCGTTGTTGGCGTTGGTCGCGCAGACATTGCCCAAGAACATGCCCGGTCCCGGCCCATTTAACGCCACAGATTCGGTTGTGGGAAAGTTCGGCGGAGTAACATAGCCGTAGCTCCCACTGAAGTTATAGTTTGTTAAATACGAATCGTTATTGACCGACAAGAAACCAACCGGGTAACTTGAGACTGCCCCGTTCGTTGCCGCCACAAGCTGATACTCCACCCAAACCGTGCTGCAAGGAGTACTCCACGATGCCGATGCCGAGCCGACCGGACCGGTAATGGTCATATTGCTTAACAACGGCACAGAGATTGAGGTTGCCGCGTTGGTGCCTTCGTTGTGCGACCAGACGCCACCGCTGAATGTGAAGGTGTTGCTGCCGAGCGGCCACGGTTGCGGCACAGTCAGATAATTCGTGCCGACATTGGCCGGGAGTTGGGAGAACACAAGTGGCTGTGTGTTGGTCATGCCGGCCAGAGTATCCGCTGCCCGACTGACGAGCACGCCGTTGGTGTAGCACGTGATTCCGCCAAACTGGTTTGTCACGCAGAGGTATCCTTGCGAAGTCGAGTTTGTGTAAGCAACAGATAGCACCGTGTTGCTGCCAAGCCAGTTCGTCGCCGTACCAACGCTATCTACAGTATTTGTGAAGTAGTTATTTACTGTGTTAGTAACATAAGTTGTGGAGTTTGAAATAAGAATAGTGTTATTTACTATGTTAGTAATAGCCACTGAGTTAGTGACTACCATAGTAGTTTGATTAGTTACAACCACTGTGTTTTGATTAGTCACAAACAAAGAAACTTGATTAGTAACTCCTATGTTAATTACATTTGTCACTTGCAACGAAACAGTATTTGTCATCTCCACCAAATTACTAACATTTACTAGGTTAGTAATACTTGTAGAGTTAGTGACAAACAAAGAAACTTGGTTTGTAATCCCTAAATTAACTGTATTAGTTACAATTAAAGAAACTGTATTAGTCACAGTTATATAGTTTGTGGTGGAGATAGAAATAGAAACACTTGTCCCTGTTCCCCCACTGCCTCCCCCACTAATCCCACCACCAAGAATTGGCCAAGAGGGGGTTACTCCTCCGTGATAGTTAGAAAGAGCATTTGTTACAGTGTATCCTGAGATGTAAACATTTGTCTTTTGCCCACTGCTAGTTAAGACATTAGTGAAGAGTCTCCCGGGGAATGTGGAGTAGTCCACGTTGATGTCTTGGGCAAACACCAAAGAAGGAAAAAGGAAAAGTATAAGCCACTTACTCAAGGTGTAGAAACTCCCCGAATAATCCCGTTTGTGATGTAGAGGGTAGAAAAGGTAGAGGGTAAGACAGTTAAGACGCTTAGGTTTGTACTCACCCCACTAGCGATGACTTGCCAGCCGCCGTTCGTGCCGTCCACGCTGACGAGTGCACAGCCAAAGCAGGGCACGTTGGTCGCTGTGATGGAGCGGATTGGTGCGCCTCCCAACTGGTCGATGTTGGTCAGATTATCGGCCGTAAAGATTTGCGCATTATTGATGGTCAGCTCGTCGTCGACCCCGAAGATCTCGTTGGTAAAGACGGTGACGCCGTTGTCCGAGACGAAAATCAAGTGCCTTGAGTCCGACCCTGTCAAGCCACCAGTTATCTCTCCTAAAACGATATTGTTTCTGACGTCACTAAAGTCAGAAACGTAGGCAAGCTGTTGAGTAACTACATCACCCACTTCATTAGTAGTAACCCAACTTGGACGCCAATCGATAAGCAACCCCACACCATTAGTTGCTCCAATTACAACTCCACCAGTGTTTGTAAGTAGTATAGAACTACAGAATATTGAGCCCGTGGTGGCGATGAAACTGAGGTTTGTTATGGCGTAGCCTCCAGCGTCGACAGTGTTTGTCCAAGGATTACTGAGGCTGCTGCCGCTAATAGCTTCCCAATTCCCAGCTTGGTTAAGGAAAAGGTTCGTATTAGGAGAGCCTACATTATGCACCAAACCAGTATTACTACCAGAATAAAGGTTAGTAATTCCAGGAGCACCGTTTGTTCCGTTAGCTCCACTAGTTCCATTAGTTCCAGAGGGGCCCTGAATTCCTTGGATTCCCTGTGCACCTATAGCTCCTGTTGGCCCAACCGCACCTAAGCCAACTCTACGAACTGCTCCAGATAAAGATAGACCGTTAGCGTCAAAAAAGTTGGTGTAGGCGCTGGGCAAAACATGGGTGGTTCTGTCTACCTGCAGGTTGTCATTGGTTGCCGCTAGCACACTAGTACAAAAGGCAAAGAAGAAAAGTATCTTTTTCATTATACATCCACCACAGAGTTAGTGCCATCATTATTCACAATAAACTTCTTATGCCCATCAGGGGACAGTATTCCATCTCCTGGGCTAGGAGCCCCACCAATCACCGCTACCCAACCAAGGACAGTGTACACATACACCGCTCCATCTTGCATCACCCAAAGTGCTCCACACTCTACCTCTCCAGGAGAGCTGTCTTGGTAATATGTATTAGGATGAGGATTTTGTGTTGCAGCTAAGCTCATTTACTTATCGTCCTTCCAGGAGCCCCTTGCACCCCTTGAATTCCTTGCTTACCAGTATACCCAAGTTCCCCTCTTTCCCCCTTGTCGCCCTTTGGTCCAGCAACCCCTGCTTCCCCCGCAACACCCTTTTCTCCCTTTACTCCTTGTTCTCCTTGTAATCCCTGCGCACCTGTGTCACCAGCCATTCCTCTTTCTCCCTTCTCTCCCTTCTCACCTTTCTCTCCCCTAACTCCTTGCGGACCAACAGGACCAACTTCCCCACCACCCACTGCTACCCAACCAAAGGGAGTGGATACATGGAACTTGCCGTGAGTGGTTACCCAAAGAGTGCCGTCTTGCCACTTGCCTGGGTCACTATCTTGAACTAGGATTTGTGTTTGCATAAACTAAAAGACTCCTACAACCCAATCCGAAGCAGGATCAAAGGTTGCGTTATGGTTTCCTGTTGCGTCAGCGATTGACAATCCAGAGCCCTCATCACAATGCCAAAGAGCAATAGTGTTGGCGTCTAGTTGATTACATTTTGAAGGAGTAAAGCTCGTGGTATATCGAACTATATTTGAAATTCTAAACTCATCTAAATGAACCTCATCTCCACCAAGACCAAGGTAAAGATTAGACAGGTCTGCTGCAGGAATTGGCACACCAACAGCAGCAAAAACTGTATCTAAAGCTCCATCTATCCAAAGCTTTCCATAAACGCCATCCCAAGTAAAGGCAACATGATGAAAGTTTCCATCGGCTAAAAGTCTTCCAGAACTAAGAGTTGAAACATCACCACTAACACCAAAAACACAATAAACACTAACCACACCACCAGAAATACCAAGCCGATATCCACTTGCAGGAGAACCACCTACACGACAGTAGAACCAGTTATTGTTTCCATTACCAATGTTCTTTACCCAACACTCAAGGGTTCCAACAGAAGGAAAGAAATCGGAGCTAAAAGGTGTGGAAGAATTGTTTAGGCTACTGTTAATTCCAAACCTACCACAAGATATACAACAGCAGGCTCCCATAGGACTTCCACCCACACTTTTTTTAAGTGGTAATCCTAACACATTATCCTTTTGAGGAACGTAAGGAGGTACGCTCATGCTGGACAATCCACAAAGGTAGTTACTGTTGAGTCACCTGACACCTGTTTGGTTTCCTTCAAGATGCCTGATGTAGGATCATAATTCACATCCATCACCGCGTCAATAGTTCCTGTGTCACCAGCAGGCCCCTGCGGCCCTGTTGCCCCTTGCGGACCCGTAGCACCATCAGCTCCACTTGGGCCAGTAGCTCCTTGCACTCCTGCATTACCTTGTGGCCCCGCTGGGCCTGTTGCACCGTCAGCACCTGCAGGCCCTTGTGCCCCCGTACCTCCAGTAAGTCCCAAAACAGAACCTTGCAGTACCCACACCCCGCTCACCTGCCAATACACATTCCAAGTAGTGTTGTCAATGTAAAGGTCACCATCATTGTAGGTTGCCACTGGTGCACCAGCAGCTACATAAATCCTATTCCCTGTCCCCCCACCACCACCAGAAATCACAATCCAACTACCAAACCAAATCCTCAGTTCAGAGATGGTTGGTCTAAACCAAAATGCCCCAAATACTGAGTCCCCCGGATTTGCCTCTTGCACAAAGACAATCTGGTCCCCATGCTGAGCAGACGCGAGTGCATTAACTCTTGAATCACTCATGCCCAAGCACTCCCATTCCACACCCTCATCACATGCGCCATGTAGTCCCAAGCAACCATACCCTCAGTGGGAAGACGGATTGCAGCAACGTCAGGCAATGGGTGAGCCTTACCTGCTTCAGTTTGATTAAATGTCATCCATCTCTTAAACTCTTCCTCAAATTGCTTCTGCCTTTCATCCTTAACAGGTGCCTTAAGTACAGCAAAGTTAAACCCTGCGAATGCTTGGTGACTCATATTGCAGCTAAGTCCTTCAGCTTAAACGGTTTACTCGGCGTGCGAAGGTCAACATACTCAGTCTCAAGAAGGATAAGACGATACATATTCTCCATCATATGGTCGTCTTTGTCCTTGGGCTTTTCCTTAGCATTGCGGTCATTCCCATACTTCCACTCATCCCAAGTATAGTTTTGTATCTCAAAGATAGTACGAGTGCAGTTCTCACAAATGAAAAGGTTGCGCGCCTTAAATGCCTCTCGCGTTGCCGTTATCCCCGCTTCTTTCCTCTTGCTTGCCTTGTCAAGGAAAATCCCTTCGTCTGCAAAAGCGTCCGCCCACTTTCTCCCATCCTCTGGGTCTTCATCAAACGCAAGGGGGTCGGCAATCCTATTGAGTACAGGGAGCTGTTTAATAACCTTAACCCCCGCTTCAAGTTCAACATATTGCTCCTTCACCTGCCACAGTTTACAGAGGTCGGGGAGAAAGGTGTCACTGAAAATCTCATCAAAGATAAACCGCCTACCATCCTTTGCGGTGGCCATGAATAGGATAGCGTGAGGCTGACGGGGATGGGGGTCAAGGGCTACATCCACTACACAGTTGTTGTAAATCCACTCCCTACTCAGTTCTTTAACAAGGTGACCTTCCTTGCCATTACTTAACTTGGGCTCAAACTCCTTATAAATAAGGCCCTCGAGGTGGATCCAAAGTCCCTTCGCGCGTGCCTTATACTCATCAACCGTCAGTTTCCCCTTGTAGTCTTCCCATCCCTCCCTACTGATGTGAGGGTTTTGATTCTCCACCACGTTAATAACTTCAATCTTCCCATTAGAAGTGGGCGCACGGTCAACAATCTCATTCTTAATCCACGCCTCTCGTAGGGGGGTGAGAGTAAAGATCTCGTATCCCCCTCTGTCAACAAGACCACGACTTACAGCGACACGAAGCTTGCGGTCTGGTGGTTCATCATAGTGCGCCATGTCATGCTGCTTACCTTCAAAGGACTGAGGATCGTTTATGAAGGACTTTTGAGTATCAACAATTATTTGACTCCCGAAGGTCTTAAGGTAGTATGAGCAAATGTTACCCATATTATTCTTCTCAACTTTGTCAATCGCCCCTGCAGGGATGAACTGCTTAAACTTTCCTGCAGTCTCATCCTTTCCTTGAGTCCAAATATCATCTGCAACGTCCCAATCACTAACTATCAAAATGACCTTGGTAGGGGGATGAAGGGGGGTCTTTACAAACTCAGGTAGGTGCTCATAATTAGCAAGCAACTCTTCAACAGGGAGGGACTTAAGTTCATCGGGGAGTAGGTAAGGCCGGAAGCCAAGCCAAAAGCAAATGTCCTCCACCCCTCCTGCGGTACTCTTTCCAATCCTATTCGGTCCAATGAGGGCTCGTACCTTCGCTTTGCTTTCATGAAAGGCACGTTGTTCATCACAGTAAGGTTGGTAGAAGTAAAGGCGGTGCTTTTGCATCCAATCAAGTTTGCGCTTCTTGATTGCTAACGACTGAGCTTTAAGACTGATAAGAGTATCAGCTTGCGCCAGTAACATTAGGAGCAGTCCCCACTAGTGCCTTTAACTTCGCCTCCACCAACTCCTCTTCCTTCTCAATCTCATCAAGTGACCGACGATTATCCTCAATGGTGATTCGTTGGCCTCTTGCTACTTTTAAAATCTCAATCGCAGTGTCCTTGCGAAGCTTAGGTGTGTTACTCTCATCTGCCATAATACTGTGAGCAACATCAAGAGCCTCTGCTTCATACTTCTTATAAACACGTTCAAGCCCTTCTTGCGCTAGGCCGTGAATAGTTTCAAGGATAAACTTCTCTGCCCAAGGTTGCTTTAGTACCTGTCTAACATGAAAGATACTGTACTCAAGTTTCTCCGCAATCTCATTTGGGGAGAACCCTTCACACCTCAACAAACACATACTTCTGTGGATTGGAGTTTCCTCAAGTACCTCATATCTTGGGCTGGAGGCATTATGAAGAGCGGGAATCAAAGGAGACAAAGACACTTCTATCCTTGCCTTCGGCACAGCACCTCTCCTTGAGGTAGCAGTAAAGGTGTCAGGAAGTTTGAACTCTTTGATGTCCGTTGCTTCCATTATTCCCTTGTTGCTGAGCAGCCTTCATGCTTTCCAATAATTGGAGAGGATCAAACAATCGCTTTGCAAGATCACACCCAAGCACAATCTTCTCCGTCGTCGTCAGACTTGTCTGTATCAGTGTTGTCCGTTCCTCATCCATCACCACCACCATACACCCGTTATGGCATGGGGTCAAGCGGCATTTGTGCGCCCATCCGGGAGGCCATCAGGCCGCTGCCCGCCCATTGACCCCCACCAAACGCTGTACGGAAGAGCATTGTACCTATGAGTATTGTACCGATGAGTAACAAGACATATTTTTGTTGAAGGGAGCCCCCACATTAAAAAAAAATAAAGACTCGCAGGGCGGGGTAGGCAGGCATACCGCCCCCTGCTCCGCGCAGGTTGCGTGCCAAGTCTCGTGTTCAGTTATTGGACATGCACTCATTACTGTGCCATCCCATTGTAACCCATTGCAACACAACAGGTTATGGCTTATTTTGGGACATATTGTGTTCAATTATTGGACAGCTCAAATAAATACACCGTTGCAATGCAACAGGTTACAACTTGGCACGGCGAATGGTATATAATGGATGTGCCACGAACGATGGCACAGTGACAATTTGGCAGCAGTTCATTGACAATTTGGCGGTCAGCGTTGACACGACGGGCAGGGTGTAACACCAGCCGCACGCCAACAGGCTGCCATTATGGAGATACAAGATGAAGGTAGAACAAATCAAAATCTCGACCGCGCTTCTCACGGGCGAACCAATTATCATTAGTCATAATTGGTATGACAGCCTTGAGGAATTGCGGGCAGATCAATACACGGATGAGAATATCGTGGAATTGGTCAATCGGGACGAAGCCACAAACATTGGCAACGTGGCTCGTGCAAAGGTCGTTGCGATGCTCAAGGATAACCCTAGCACCCCCCGTGCCGACCTTGAGGCGGCGGCGAAATCCGCAGCCGAAGGTTATCTCACGGGAGATAAGGCTGTCCGAACCCGTGGTGGCGCAGCGTCGAAGCTGGGCAAGACCATCAAGTGGGCAACCGCAAGTGCTGAAATGACAAAGGCTTACACTGATGCCATTATCAGCAGCGGCTTGGAAGCGGCGAATATCGCCATCCAAGAGTTGTATGATGCCGCGCATCCTGCGAAGGTTGTGGTTAAGGCATAACAAACACGCAAACCCCTGCAGGGGACAGCAAACCCTGTGGGGTGTTTGTGCTTTCCAATTATCGGATAGCAAGGAAAATAATGACCTACTACCTATACGCCACCAGCAAGAATAACGCAACGCCAACTCTCCTTGAGGTATTCAGCGGCCTACCATTACACTTCGTGAGGAGCGTCTCACGCGCATTTTGCTCTGCTCGCGGCTTTACTTTCCAATGTCTTTCAAGAACGGTGATAAGGGTAAATAATGTTGGTCATCCTACAAGCGAGGGGAAAGACTAATGACAATGGATATGGTGGGTGAGTGAGCAATGGCCTCCCCCCCCCGCGTGAGAGGATGAGGGAGAGTAATGATATTATATGATTGCTCACCGCACCGCATCGCGCACGCAAGCGGCATTCATTGCTCACTCACCTACCCCCCATTTACAAACAAGAATACAAACTAAATGAGCTACCCTAAAGGCAAACCTCGCAAGTACAATGCTTCTGCATTACCAGAAGATAAGGATGGCTGTGTCCTTTGGCAAGGTGCGGTGGACTGTCACGGGCATCCTGTTCGCTTCTTCAACGGGCTTACGATTAGGGTAAGGCAAGAGGTCTTTCAAGCTACCTTTGGCCACAAACCAAGTAGATTGCTTGCAAACTCCTGTGGAAAGGCAACCTGCATCGCGGCAGCACATCTTCGTGAAAACACAATAGCAAGTAATAAACAACAAGCAGCAGCCACTCGCATTTTCCTCCGTCTCGCGGAGCTTAACACTATTCTTGAACGACTTACAATTTCCATTAGTGTGCTAGAGGGAGAGAAGACAGCAGAAGCGGTTGAAGCGACAATACACTTTCAAAATGACCTCAAGCTCGCACTCGAGGAACAGCAGAAGCTCCTTATTTTACAACAACAGCTTACTTCCCCAACAAACGATACTGGGGAGGAAGAAACCAACGATAGCGCTAACGCGCTGGAGGAGAATAGTCATGGATGAGAAAAAACCAGTTAGCCAAGTTATTGCACTGAAGCAATACTTCGGCCTTAAGGAAGGGCAAACACTCAAAGACTTCGCAACCGAGTGTGCAGCCCTTTCGCCCAGCGAGAAAAAGGAACTCGCGACCGCAGCAGCGAAAGAACTTGGCGTCGACCTCCAAGTCGATTAGTGTCACAGACTCCCCACAACTAACCCTTGTGGGGAGTAAAGTGAAACTAAACCAACGATAGCACCCCAACGGTGCTGGAGGATAAACAAGATGAGAGTAACAGAAGCATATGAGGCACGCAAGCCTCTCTTTCCAAGTACAAGTGTAGGAAAGACAAAGGTTGGGCTTAAACAGCAAATGAAGGCAGCAACTACCATTGATGAGCTGCTTAACCTTTCAGGAGAAAGCAAAGGCTACACAGCTGCCTGCACAAAGACGCAGAATAAGTGGGAAAAGGTGTTTAACCTTCGCTATGCACAACTCAATGGTGAGGTGAAGCCATGAGTCACTTTAATCAAATGAGATGTGCAAGCAATTCTTGGGGACGAAGTTATCTCCACTTACTCTGCCTACTATGTGATTGGCACTGGCGACAGCATTGCGCAGGCATCATGAGAGAAATCCACCTACATAATGGGGCAAAGGCATGAAGATTGAACTCGACGACGACCTCATTACAAAGCTAGTTGAACTGTACGCATCAGCAGATGAACCTCTCACTGATGACAAAGGCCTTCCTGACCACGATAGCATAGTAGAGGTGGTTGAGGACTATGTTGAAAGAGGATTAAAGGTAGACTTTCAGGAGCAACTATGAAAACAGCCAAATGTTACTCCTTTTGCTGTCAGTGTGAATACACAATACAAGTACCCTTTGGGTATAAGTTTGTTTCAAGAGGAAAGCTAAAGGCTAAAGATGTTATTCTGCTGTGGGACGGTCCTCCCCTTGTAGTTCAAAAGGACTACAAATTTGAGTCAGAAGAGTTTCTCCGTCGTACTTTCCTTGGACACCTCTTTAATGTTACACTTTCTCAAGATGTAAGAAAGGTGAAAGTATGAACACCCCACTAATTCCTAACCGAAGTGAAGACCTCTTCCTTCGCTGTTGGTATGCAACTAAAGGTTGTGCTGCACCCCTTACTGACAGTGGAAGGTTTGTGGTTGATGAGATGTTAAAGGCACGTTATTCCCTCGGCTACTCACGCAGTGAAGTACGCGAAGAGGTAATAAAGGCCTTCATTAACAGCACCGCTGAGAGAGAAGCAGCGTCTCATTCTCACGAGAAGAAACGCTTTGTCCTTACAGTGGATGCGTTTCTTGCGAAACTTAAGGCAGTGAAAGAAAGGAATATATGGCAGACTCCTTCAGCACAGACATAAAAACAGTATATCTTTGGGAAACATCAAAGCAACTTGCAGAAGAGCTCGATCTTATTATTGACTGTAGGCCACCCTCCTTTGGAATCAGTAAAGGAGAAGAACTTCTAACCTTTTCTGACTCACTAATTGAGATTAAAGCTTTCTTAAAGGGATATAGAGAGGCAAGACAACAGAGGACAATATGACCTTCACCAAGCAACAAAAGATAATGTACCTTCGCAGTCAGATTGCCGCCGCTGACATCCTTGGGATTGAGGAGGTGGCTTTGGCTTGTGCCGCTGCTATCCAGAAGTTGGAAAGCAACACAACGAACATCTTTGAGAGTGCAATAAAGGCACATGATTACGAGCATACAGAAGGACCAAAACTCCTCACTGTTGGTGAGGTTGCAGAAGCAGCAGGAGTGACTACTAATGAACTTCTTGAGCAGTATGCTCTTGAAGCAGTAGTACCTGCTTGCTGTGAAGATGGATGCGAAGTTGAGCCTGAAGGCAAGGATAGAAGTGTCTTTGTCTCCACGGCACTTGCCCTCATGGACATCCCTCAATCCTCATTGCAGCAGGGTTAATATAAAGAGAAAAGGAGCAAAGTCGTGGGGAGCTACTACAATGACAGCATCGAAGTTAAAATCAACAGTGAGGTTAAAGCACACTTCCTTTCCCTCTACAGGTGGCAAGGAGCAATCTCTATCATCTGCAGGAAGGCAATCGAGTCCGCCATCGCAGATAAGGTGGCAAAGGGAGAAGATGTAAATGTGCCTACCCCTACTCAAGAACAACCGCCTCAGCCACCTATTAGCGGTGGCGAGCGAAAGAGAATTAAAGTCTTACGAAGCAAAGGAGCTTCACATCCTCATTCACGAGGAGGAAAGTCAAAGAGAATACCAACAGCAAGAGGAAAGAACAAATGAAGAAAAAAATTACATTTGAGACAGGAAACTTCAAACCAGTAAAGTTAGAGCTGACCTTTGAAACACAAGACGAACTAGATATTTTTGCTGCCATCTTTAACTATACTCCTATTTCAGATATTAAAATTAAAGATGTTAAAATAAGCTCACTAATTGGTCATGTCGACTTTCTTCCCTTTGGGGGAAACTCCTCACGCCTCTTAAAAGAACTAGCAGACCAAGTTTTTAATCATCCTGCAATACAAGTAAGGATACAATAATGGACGAGCAACAAACTACCCGTCTCGAAGCACTTCGCCTTAAGTTTGATAATGAAGGACCAGCATCCCTTTCTCAACAAGAAGGAGAGGAATTTGTACGCCTCATGAGACTTGAAGGTACTGCCTTTGCGAAGGCCAAGTCATCAAAGCGAGCAGCAGCAAGTGGAGGGAAGAAAGAGGCAAAACTCGCTCCTCCTCCTTCTGCTGCGGACTTTGCGGCGAAGTTAAAGGCAATTAAGGAAAGGATGGCAGGAGGAAAAGTATGACACCAGAAGCACAAAGGATTGCGATTGCAGAGGTGTGTGGATGGAAACGATGCCAGCCCGACGTACTAGATTATCGAAAGGGTGAGTTTCCAATGGGAGAAGCACCCAATGGTATGTATCAGGCACTTCCTGACTACCCCAACGACCTCAATGCAATGCACGAGGCGGAAGCTAAAGTATTAAATCACCAACAGTGGTGGGCCTACCAAGAGCAGCTAGAAAAATTGGTAAAATACACCTTGGGAGCCACCGCCTCTCAACGCGCCGAGGCGTTCCTACGAACACTTAACCTTTGGAAAGATTAGCTATGCTTCCTCTCATCATTGACAACACTAAATTATCCGCCTTCCGCGCTTGTCCTCGCAAGTACTACTTTCGCCACATCCTTGGATTGAAGGAGGACAAGGTCGCACCTCCCCTTAACTTCAACGCAGCCATCCACGCAGGATATGCAGCGTGGCTCCTTGGCAGTCCCCAAGATACCGCCATTGGCAACGCCTTACGAAGTATGCAAGCACAAGCATTTGACGCAGAGGAGTGGCGAACGCCTGACAAGGTAGTTGAGCTACTCACTGAACTCTTTAAGGAAGAGCCACCACCCCTCATTGCAGATAAGGAGGGCAAACCTCTTGTTGAGGTAAGCTTCAGCTTCCCCCTTCTCACTGTCAATGACAGTAAAATACAGGAGCTATTAAAGGCCGCTGGCTACAGTGACCTCATCTACTGCGGCATTGTGGATATGTTTAGCAGTATCGGTGACAAGGTAATCATCGTTGACCACAAAGGATGTGGGAAACTGGAAGGAAAAAAGGGGGAAGGAAAGCGCTTACCAAGTTACTTCTGGTCTGGCTTCAAGCCTCACTGTGCAACCACAGGATACCTTTGGGGAGCCTCACAGTTCTTTAAGGACAGAATACACACTGTGATGATTAACGGATTAGGCTGTGACCGCTATGGCACTTCCTTCGGTCGTCAGACCTTTACCTATGTTCCTGAAGAAGTGGAAGAGTGGAGACAGTCCACTATCTCCACAGTTAATAATCTCCTTCACACTGAGATTGAGCATAACCTTTCAACAAGGTACAACAGCGACGCGTGTTTTAACTTTGGTAGGCGATGTGAATATCAGCAAATGTGTAGCTTACCCGCGAGTCAAAGAAAAGGGTTTGAAGGTAATTACAAGGTGGAGCACTGGAATCCACTTGAGGTGAGAAAAGAAGAGGCAGCAAAACTTGGGAGTGAATGAAAATAACCCTTGACACCAATGACTTCTTCACCATCCAATACTTCGACAATGCCTTCGGCGGCAATGCAGAGGATTGGGGCTCAGGCTCCTTCGTTGACAGCAACGGTGAACTTCAGCACATGGAGCAGGTTGAGGAGTTTCGTAACCCAGCCTCCATTGCTGAGGGAATCTCAATTCGCATTAACCTTTCCAAACTTCGGAAAGCAATGGCAAACGCAGGAGTGTGGTGGTGTAAAGATGAGGAGCTAGCAAAAGCAAATGAACTATTCTTTAACCGAGCAGGAAGTAGCGACCTTACTGGAGGCCCTTCGCTTCCACCAACGGTCACTACGCAAGGAGATTTCAACGAGTACCTCGCCAGCACAGAGGTATAGGCTTTACATAGCAAAGGGATTGTTAAACGACCTAACGAAAGTGAGAAGGAAAATAGAGAAGGAGACAAAGCAACATGAACCAGAAAGTAAACCCTTACCTTTCTAAACAACATGAATAACCTCCGCATACGAGAGTTAAGGTTTGGTCGCCCAAAGACTCGCAAGACCTCCGCGATAGTCGAGACATACCCTACTCCTATGGTAGTGTTTAACTTCGAGATGGACGGCCTCAGCGTGGTGAAGGCACGCAAGATTACCTTTGTTAACAGCCTTGAATACAGAGAGTTGTTGAAGAAGAAAATGGAAGAGCTGCCAGAGGTAGTCGCCCTTGACTACATTTACGCAGCAAATAAAAGGATAGGAACTAACTTTGGGATAACTTATGAAGCCTCGACATTTGAGCGATTCGCAAATGATGCAAATTTGCTTCTTGACTCCTGTCCCTTCAAGACCGTCGTACTTGATAGCCTTACAGGAGTCAGTGAGGCAGCGATTGGACTGGTGGGAGCAAAGAATCCCGCAGCACTTAAAGACGCAAGACACTGGGCTGGACAGGCTGGTGCTAAGATTCGTGAGGTTGTCTCTTGCTTATACGCAATTAACTGCCAATGCGTCGTCATCATCGCTCACGAAATGGTCAGTGAGAACGAAACCACAAAGGAAGTTAGAGTTCTCCCTAACATCGTCAGTGGGCAAAAAGAAACGCTAGGCGCACTTGCAAGTCAGTTCATCTACGCCACTACTGAGATGGACAACCAAGGAAAGCCTAAGTTTGTGGTGTACACACAGCCCACTGGCCTCGTTAAGGGACTTGGGATGAGGGTAGGCAACATTGGAAAGGGAGTGTGTGGGCCAGCCTTTGAGGAGATTTATGGATAGCATCATAGACGAAACAGAAATCATCAATCTAGTGGCAATTGCTTCAACAAAAGAAACAGGGTGGGTAAGACTTATAGGAGGCATCTTTGTTAAGTACCTTGAGGGTAAAGCAACTTATGCAGTGTGGCAAGTAGGTGAAAATTGGGTAAGAAGAACACCTAAAGCCACCTATCATAGTGGGAGCTGCTATAATGATAATGATGAAGTTTTCTCTACATTACAAGCAGAGTTGACACTAGGAACAAACTTTTGACAGCGCAGAAAACAAACCAACAAACAAACTGTCAAAAACAAGAGGAGAAGTAAAAGTATGGCAGGAGCAATAACAGTAGATATGAAGCCAGAAGATTTTCTTCTCGGCTTCCCTATCCTCCTCCCAGGAACCTACGTCAGTCTTATCAGTGACGTAGAACTGGCGACGAGTAAGAAGGCACAAGAGGCAGGAGCAACTGAGCCTAACATGGCGGTGCTGAAGTTCACCCCACAAGGCAGGGTCAAGGTGCAAACCAAGGACACAGAAACTGGCGAGTCAAAGGTGACTGAGATTGATGGGCGAGAGCTCCTCAAAAGTCAGTGTGTGTTCCAAGGTAACTGCGCCCGACAAACCCTTGAGTTACAGGTTGCAACGAGGACTCCTAACATTGGGTTTAGAAAGACTGGAGAAAACTCTGGCCAGTTCTTCCCGGAGGAGTATATTCAGTTCAAGGGGAAGGTGGTAAAGGTAGTCGTGGAGAATGAAGACTATGAAGGAAGGGCACAGGCCAAGGTGAAAGCCCTTTACCCCGCGTAAGTAACTCAGGGACTGGCCGCCCTAAATATGCCACTCCCCGCTTTCGAGGGTCAGGAATATCGAAGGAAAGCATCCAACTATAACAGTGAATCGAACGACTAATCCCATCCTAGGGTGGAGTGTCGTGGCTGTAAAAGTCCCCGCAAGCGGGTGGCAGGTGTAACCCCTGCTGGATGCCCAATTTTTAGTGGTAGTGAAGGAAAAGAATGAAAATAAATAGTAAAGTAACTGTAGGCAGTGATACTCCAATTAAGCCTTTTCCTCGTAAGACGTGGACTTACAAGTGTCGCAACCCAAAGTGTGAACATGAGTGGAAGGTAAAAGGTGTTAGTCCTATGGAGTGCCCTAAGTGTCACAGCTACAACTTTCACCTCATCATTAAAGAGGTGAGTAAAGGGGAGGATAGTAATGCCACCTACTCAGGAAGCTAACCCCCTTAACTTTAAGGAGAATGAATGGGAATTTCCCAAGGCTAGAAACTACAACTGGCTGAGGAAAAAGAAGTGGATACGTTACACAAGCAATGGTGAACCAGTGAAGAAAGACAATGAACATCCTAGAAAAGCCAATAGCTGACATCATCGTAAGTGCTCGCCAACGCACCAAGTTCCCCGACAGCGAAGGCCTCAAGGCGAGCATCAAGAAGTTTGGCCTCATCAACCCTCTCACCATTGACCACCTTAACAACTTAGTTGCTGGCGAGCGTAGGTTGATTTGCTGTAAAGAACTTGGCATGATCACAGTACCCTGTGTACTGAGAG